TCCTGCGCTGGTTATGGTTTGCGTATCGACGCCTTGAAATGTAAGCGCCGAAGTCCCAGTAATTGTAGTCCCAGGACCATTTTTCCAATCACCATATACCGGTTTAGCAGTGGATATATCCAATGTCATTGCGCTGGTTCGACCAGACATATCTACGCTTGGAACATATGAATTAGAAATCATTGAAATTGTTCCTGTTACCGACCCAGCATTGGTAAACGTGGCAGTGTCTTGCGCAAGAGGGTAATAGTCTGTAGATGGCACGCCTGTAGGTGTATTTGCCCAACCGTTTGCGGTCCAGTTTTGCGCCCCAGCTAAGTTCCAATACACTGTTTTTGCGGGGCTAAATGTGATCCCCCTACACATACCTCGGTTACCGATCCGGGTTCCGCTAATTGGTGATGAAGCACCGCGTACATAAATGTTTTGAAAATCGCAGTCTGAAATATTTACCGCGCCTGTAATAACAAAATCGGATGAAAGACCGGCGCTTGGACCAATAAATGCAACTCGATTACGACCGGTCGTGCCAGTTACTGTTAACGATCCGGTTGTTAAACTGGAGGAAAGTTGAAATACAACAGTCGCTACCACAGCAGTGTTAGGTGTGACTATAATGGCGCCGACGGTCGATGGAGCGCCAATCGTAATAGTATAGCCACTGCCAGAAACTGCATCAAAAATGGCGGTGTCAGCGCTTGTAGGAACAGGTGCACCTGACGCCCCGCCGGATGAGGTGGACCACTTCGTGGTGCTTGTCCAGTCTCCACTTCCGCCAACCCAGTACCGGTTTGCCATGCTTACTCCTCAGCCGGAGGAGGATTAACAATTGCCATCCAGTTGTCAAAGCGTTGTTGTTTCATGGCTTCAATCTCTGCATCAGTCATGCCGTGGTCTTCAGGCAACCATAACGCATCACGAAACACGCCAAAAGAAGAGTCAAATTCAAAGTCAATTTTGATCATAACTACCTCAATCAACCAGCCAGGCTGAAAGTGTAGGTGACGTTCAAGGTGTCCCCAGATGCAACACTGCGGTCGCCGGGGGACTGAAAATCAGCCGCTGAAAACAATGTGCCAGAAGTACCAGAAGCCGCAGAACACAAGAAAGCCCCACCCACAGTAGCCGTTGCATTGATAGAGAAAGATGCGGGGGAAGCGGTGTTGGTAACAACTGACGGGTTCGCGTTGGTAGCAGCGGCAAACGTAGCCGCAGGACGGCTACCAGCGTAAGGAGTAATCTCAGTCCAGCCAGCGTGGATTGCCAACGTATCCGTGGCAGCAGGCGTATTAGAAGCGCCAGCGCCATATAGCCCAATGTACCAAGCAGTAATCTGGGTGGTGCTAGTCAATGCCACGCCAGCCGCATATTGCAAGCCCACGTTTACAACCAAATTTTCTGTTTCAGCAACCCACTTCAAATTGCCGTCTTTATCAAGACACTCAACTACATATTTGCCCGTCGCTTTTGCATGTTCTTGAGGCGCAGAGCCAGCAATCAATCCGCTGGTGACAACGTCATTGGCTTTTGTTTTCTCGATGGACATGGTGGCTCCTTAAACTGAGGACCGCAAAAGGGCGGTTGTTGGTGTATTGGTTGGCATCGTCAATGTGAACGAAGTCGATGTTTTATCAGACCCGAAATCAAGCACAGCAATGGACTTGTTTCCTTTGCTGTAATTGTAGATGAGCGCACACCGTGCTGTCACTGCCGCGCTGAAATTGGCGTTGTTGAAATTCACATACGCCGTGTACCCTGACGTATTGATGGTGACGCCTGTCAATTGAACACCCCCCGGAGGGTACCCACCACCGGTCACTTCGTTGGAGGTTGTGTACACCGTGGTGGTTTCGTTCAAATCTGCGTTGCCGGTGTACAGCGCCACCTTCAGTGTGTCGGTAGTCAGGTTGTGGACAGCTTGGTACAGCTCCGCTTTGAAGCTCGTGGTTTGCGTTTGCAGGATACTCATGAGACGGGGTTCCTAACTTGGCCGTCGCGGTACGCATCCATACGTTGCTTGCCATCGCCCAAGTTCTTGAGCAGCGTGAGCGACTGCAAGAATTGCTGTTGATACATAGCAACCAGGTCGGGCTCGCCCTTCATGTAGCGAATGGCTTCCATCATGGTGCCATTGAACAGCGCAGAGTCAAAGTTGTCACCCAACCAAGTCTGGCCCGCCGTCACAATTGATTCGGGGTAGAAATAGTAATGCAGCTCGACACCATATGCGGCATCGGGCGTCGGGCCGACAATAAACGAAAGCTCCGCGTCATTGCCGTACGTGGGTCCAAAAATAGCGTAGTGCTTAGGCAAGCCGCGGCTTGCCGTGCCCGTACCCGGATACGCTTCGCGAATGAAGTTCACATCTTTGTTCAGAAGGTAGTGGTATTCTTCGTTTGCGGTGCCCAAGTCCGTGATAACCGCGACGGAATATGTGGACAAAAAATCGCCAGGACAGGACAAATATTTGTTGCCGAGACTAAGCGAGCCCGTCACGTTCTTACGCAACGAAGCCAGCTGAACAGTGTTGTAAATCGTCTGCTCAGCAATCTTGATCATTTTGTTGATGTCAGCCGTCGGGAAGGTGTTCTCCGTGTACGACTGAACAGCAGCAACGAGTTCGCTATATGTCATTTAGACCTCACGCCATGGGGCCACGGGCCATGGTGCCCTTGGTGGCAGCGCCAGTACCGCGGATTTTGATGCCAGTGGTTTTGGCAGCATGCTCGCCCTTCGACTTGTCGATGTTGCCAACAGACATGTCCACAGTATCCGAGCTGTTGCGCACGGGACCGCGGCCGGGCTGTGCTTCCACCGTGACGGCTTTGCCCTTCATCGTGTGCGGCTTGGCATAGACGTTGGCTTGGCCAACTTCCTTGCCCATCATTTTCTTGCTGTATGTGGCCATATTAGCCTCCGCGACGTTGGTTCATGGCACGGGCCATGTTACGGCCGACAGCACGCATGGCTTTGCCAGTCACGCCGCCCTTGGCAAGCTTGGTGGGGGCCTTGCCCGGGTGCATGCGGGCTTCGTGCTTGTGCACAGCGGCGCCGATCATTTTCTTGTCTTGTGCTAAGTCTTTCTTGTCCATCTCTGGCTCCTTCAAGATACCGTTACTGTACCAACATAAGTCGTTGCCACCAAGTAATTTGGAGTCAACGCCGCATCAAATTCACGCGAGCCGCCCACAGGGGCCCAGCCCCACTGAATATCGCGCGAGCCACCGGTGGGGTAGCCGTTATTGTTCACGCCCGCCTGCACGTACGTTGTGTCTCTGCGCGGGTTGCGCAGCGCCTGGGGGTCATCCACAGGAAACGTGCCAAGCATCAACTGCGGTTGGTCTGGGTCCCAGCATTCCGGGCACACCAGCAGCTCGTACTTGCGCTGCTTGATGATCTCAGTCTTCAGCTGTTTCAGCTTGTACTGTTGCCCGCAGCGATCGCACTCCGCAATCGCCTTGATGCCGTTGGCAAACCTATTGCCCATTACACCCCGCTCCCAATGAACATCTGGCGGGGTACGAAGCGAATAGCGGCCTTCTCGCGGTCTTCCTCAGCGGCCAGCGCAAAGGACTCGTCGTAAGCAGCCTTGAGCATGGGCACGCGATCCATCAACTCCGGGGTCTTCATGGCGATGTGATACGCCAGGCCGGCGGTCAGCGCCGGCAAGAAGCGGAACTGCACGTCAGGAGTCTGAATCCCTGCTCCCGCATCGTCAATGCGGCGCATACGCCAGTACTTGAACACGTAGTACGGCTGCAAAGATGTGCCCTGGTCGGGCACTGGCCACACCGTAATCTTCGGGTTTTCCCGTAGCCGCTGCACCCAAACCTGGATAGGGCGGGCCTGTGTCAGCTTGTTTGGGATAGTGGCGTAGGTAGAAACGCTAATACGAGTGATGGTCAGGTCCGCCTGGGTAGAGACATTGCCCTGCCCCGTGCGGATCACCTGTTCCAGAAGGTCGATGGTATCGGCCGGCAAGTCGTAAGTGGACTGCCCCTGCACCAAGTTGATGTAGCCCTCGTCAAAGGTCCACATGTTCAACCCGCGGTTCTGCCACTCAATGGTCATCAAGTTCATGGAGCGCCTGGCGGTGCGCAAGTCGTAGCCAGAACGCATCTCACGGCCGGCACGCTCCCACGCTTCCTCAGCAATCTCTGTGAATTCGAGGTTGAAATCGGTTGTGCCGGTGACTGCCATTATTTACCTTTCGCGGCCCGCATATTATCGACCAGGTTGGGGTAGGGGCGACCAGCTGCTTTTGCGGCAGCTTTAGCCCCTGCC